AAGAAGTCCATCTGCTTCTCAGTCTTAGGCTTAATGACTGTCATGTCATCCAGCTTCAACTTCAGACTGTTACTTACCTTCTCACGAGGAGTCAGTTCCTTAGCCGGGATAGCTCGGTTCATTTGCTTAGTTGCCATTAATACTTCCTTGGTTAAGCTTCGTTGATAAACACTAGATGAGGCATCTGACGTACCTGTGGGAACCTCTCAAGGAAGTCCTCACGAGACAAGTCAACACCTACTACGATCTCTGTAAAGGCTTCACCCTCCTTGTTCAGGCGAGCCTTCAGAGCTACACAAGCAGGACAGTTCTCCTTGCTATATACTTCAATCTTCATTTAGATTTCCTTATAAGCTCGTTCAAAAACATCTTTAGGTGACCAGCTTACATATCCTTTATACTCGGGTGTATTTGGAGAACCCCCGTCAAGATATTCTACTAAATATCCTTCATCGTCCCCCTTCTCGTTAGAAGGAAGAACCCATCCACGGAAATTGTTATACTCAATTCGAGTCATAGGTTTAGCCATTATAATCTTCATACCTACATACTTTTTCATGTTAATCTCCTAGTTAAGCGTGACAGGCAACACATTCACCAGAGCTGGCACTTACGCCTGCCTTCGTACGAATGTAATATAGACTCAAGATAAGAGGATCTTTAAACGCTGCCTTGTGGACAGCACTGATATGCTCCTCTGGATCATCTGCACCGAAGAACAGATTGATAGACTGTCCTTGGCAGATATACAACTGACGCTCAGACGCTTGGTTCAAGATGACGTAAGGGTCAATCTCAAACGCTGTCTTGAACACTTCCTTCTCAGCATCAGTCATCCATGTAACGTGTTGGATAGAACCATCGTGACTTGCAATCTCAAGCAATGTCTCACGACTGTACACACCTTCACGCTTCATGATCTCCAGCAGCTCAGGCACTACTCGGATTGTTTCCCCACCTGCGCCTTGTTGGACAAATACGTTGCCAATAAAAGGTTCGATGCCTTGCGATACTCCGCCCATGAGCTGAGAGGTTGACATGGTTGGTGCGACAGCCAGTCGATGAGTGTTGCGCAATCCGTACCCTTTGCAGTACTCAGGCTCTCCGAGCTGCTCTGCGAGATACCGGCTTGCTTCTGCTGATTTCTTGTTAAGTCCATCAAATATCTCCACGTTAAGTTTACGAGCTTGAAAGCTCTCAAAAGGAATCATCTTCTTGTGCAGCAACGAGTGCCAACCCAAGACACCTAAGCCTAGCGCACGGCTCTTTTCAGTACTCGCCACTGCCTTTTCAAAGCCTCTTTTGCCAGCAGCCATCGACAGGAACTCACTAGTAACACAATCAAGAAATACTGTCGCAGTAAATACAGCATCCGTGTCTTTCCACTCATCATACTTCTCCAAGTTCATTGATGCCAAGATACAGGTGAATGTCTCTTCCTCGCCGCTGTGCAGCATGATCTCTGTACACAGGTTAGAGGCCTTAACATCCAAGTTATGAGCCTTGTACATATCAGGGCGGGCTTCAGCGACCTTATCGGTAAACAAGAAGTAACCCTTACCTGTCAACATCTTCAGCTTCAACGCCTTCTGATAACGCTCAATAGCTTCAGGATGACCGCTGTCCAATGACTCCATGAAGTCCTTACTGACTGTCCACCCTACGTTAGCATCATCAGGGTTATTCTTCACCCAGTCAGCCAACTCGTTAAAGTCAGGATGGTCAAGAGGAAGATAACCTGCCCAAGCACCTCGACGAGCAACCCCTTGAGTCACTCGCTTCATAGCATCTACGAAGGTTTGAAAGACTGGTAAGACTCCCGAAGCCGTGCCACCAGTGGCGATCTGTGAGCCCCGTGGTCGAATGTCGCCCAGATACCCGCTAGTACCAAAGCCATTCTTAGTGAGCACAGCAGTATCAAGTAGTTCACCATAAAAGTCAGCAACAGAATCACCAATGTACTGACCACTACAAGCGACAGGCATCCCTTTAGTAGTGCCCAAGTTAGCCAATGTAGGCGTTGAAGGACTAAGCCAGCCGTTCCAAATAACTTCAACGAACTTTGCATACCAATCTACTCCATCTTTAGGTGCATGTTTAGCTGCCGTAGCAGCGATCTGTTCTACACGGTTCTTAAAGCTTGTTGAGCCTTCCATGTACTTACTCTTGAACAGTCCCCATCCTCCGGTTTGATACCAAGTAGGCAGAAGTCCTTGTTGTTGCAGACGCTTACGTTCTGCACTCAAGAACTCATACTTGTTGTCCAACACTGGTGTGCTTACCATGTAAAGCCTTTCTCGTTCCACTTACGATTATACTGATTGCCAACTTTGGCAAAGAAGTCATGGATTGTACTAGAGCTGATGCCCAAGTAGAACCACTCAGAGACTGTATCACCAGTTTCATCAAAGATAGTGTCAAAGCCTAAATTGTTCAAACATACGTTAGCTCGTGCATTGACGAAGGCTTTCATGGCTGTAGCGTTGATACCTTCAATGTCCCCATGAGAGAACAACAGGTCAACAATGCGATGTTCATGATCCACCAGAGCCTTTGCTGCAACATTAATGCGCTCCCTCATCCATTCCTTATCCAGCTTGTTCTCTTCCATGTAGGTACGGAACAACCAAGCACCTGCTTCGTGGTGGATATTCTCATCTCGCACGGAGAAGTTAATACCTGCAACGAGGTTACTCAGCTTGTTCTTACCGTTACTCTGGAAGTGCTTCAGGAAAGCAAAGCTAGAGTAAAGGATACAGCCTTCCATCATTGAGAAGACAGCCAAGGAAAGGGGAATATCACGACTACCAGCAATAGCATCCAAGTACCCGACACGGCTAGCCAGTACAGGATCATACTGCCAAGATTGATGGAACTCTTCAGTAGCCAATCCAAGTAGTTCATTGATGCGGTTATAAAAGCGAGCATGTACATTACTTTCAAAGTAGCAGAAGGCATCAGCCATCAGACCAATATCAGGATGCTGGAAGTTAGGTTTAACAGTACCAGACCAATACTCATCACCCACAATACGTTCGTACTTGGTGAAGAGCTTGAGTGAAGTAGTAACACCATGGCGTTCAGCAGGAGTAAAGTCGGTAAGAATTGAGTGTACATCTTTTTCCAAATCAATCTCATCAAATGTCCAGAACACACCATTCTGTTTATCTGCAAAGGCTAGAGCCTCTGGATAGTCGAAGGTGTATGTTGTCTTCTTTGTTAGCAGGTTACGCATCAGTAAATTTCTCTCATCAGTTGTTCTTGTTTATCTTCAATGTAATCTTCAAAGCGCTCGATGATGTCATCGCTGTGGATATTAAGCAGCTCCAACAGCGTGACTTCATCAATACGTTGAAGCTTCTCTTTAAGCTCTTCAAACGTCAGATTCATAGTCATCAATCATCTTATCCAGATACCATCGAGCTTTTTTCAAGTCCTCTAGGCCATTCTTGTCCATGAAGCGCATCAGGTATTGCATCAGTTGTACGTAGTCGGCAATGAACATATGACTATAAAACATATGCACAGCTTCTTCATCAAACTTGTGGACTAGCTTTTGGATTACATCCCGAACCTCAATACCCTGCTCCTCGAACAACATGTAGTGCTTAGGCTTCTCTACAGGATCATGGGTAATTCCTTTATAGGATACCCAGAAGTCCTCAGAAGCAACGCCATTGGCGTTCGCAAACCAATCATCAATAGCTTCCTTCAGGGGCTGCGCTGAGTGACTAGGTGTCATATACAAATCTCCTTTTACGAAGTTAGAGTATCCGGTACAGGTAATACACGGAGTTTCTAAGTCCTTATCATTTAGTGCGTAGAAGCACGTATCACACTTGTTCACTGTACTTCCTTTTCAAGTAATCCAAAGACAAGAACATTTCATCTGATGTTCCGTCCTTGACTTCATTCAAAACAATCAGACCATGCCAGTGACTATTGCTTAACTGATCCATGTAATCTTCAGAATGCATGTAGTAACTGCCAGCAATGATAGCAGTAATCGGCTTACCATCAGCTCTTTTACCGTAAGCTACTTGGCGTCCTTGCTGATGGCCTGCAACACAACTCATATGTAACTTATTGATTATAGCAGCAGCAGTTCCGGCAGGGCGGCCCATCGCTCCTGTTGGCCAATAATGTGAGAAACCAATACCCCCAATAAACACAGGCTCTAAGAACTCGTGTACTTCCCAATCTTTCAAGTTCAAATGGTCATATGTCATCAGTCCTTCTAGCATTGGGTTATTCTGCACAGCTCGCGTCAACCTGTGGCAATGGTTACCTTTCAAGAACACCATCCGTGGTTTATAGACCTTATGCTTTGACTCTTTCTGAGACTTCTGCAAGTCCTTTAAAGGAGCCAAGAGCATATTCATTCCTTTGTTTCCTGCCTCAACGTCAGCAAGGTAGCGTTTACCCTCAAAGTATTTACTACCTGCTTTGTCATGGCTACTGAGACTCGGGAAATCCCAATGGTCTCCTAAATGCACAACCACATCAGGACGGTAATCGCAGATAGCTTTACCAGCCCATGTAAGGTGTTCTAGAGGGACATCAGGTTTGCACTGTGTGTCAGGGATGCACAGGATCTTCATGCTTACCAGTCTCCGAGATCATCATTACCAATCTCTTTTTCGTCTTCGTCATCGTTAAAGTATGCACCCTTCCACGGATCAGCATAGTCGGGGTAATGTTCGTACATAACGTCCAAATACTTAGGTTCTTCAATACGTACCTTGCTCATGATGTCATACTGAAACACTGACTCCAAGAAACGTACATAGTCATTCAACGCCTCTGTCCACGTAGGGCCGGGATTGTTGATGGCAGTGATGTAGACTTTACCCTCACAGTCTGTGTACTGGAAAGCGTAGCTTGTGTAATCTGTATCGTCATTCATCGCTCATCTCCTGACCCTGTGAGGGTATTGTTAAGTTTACGTGCTGCAAGTTTCTTCAAGTTCTTACTGGCAATATCCGCCAAGCTCCAACCCATTACAGTTGATAGACCAGCGATCTGCCAGAGCACATCACCAGCTTCCTTTTGCATTCCTTCTTCGTCCAAGACACCATCTCGAATCCACTTGGCATACTTACCCGCAACTTCACCAGCTTCAGAGGTGAGGTTAGAGATCATGTAAGCAGGGTTCTTAGCTGTCTCCATCGCTGTCTTGAACGCTAGTTCCTGATATTCATTTAGCAGCATTAGTCAATTCCTTTGCATAAAACAATTCTTTAACGGCAGGGAACTGTTCACAGACGATCAGTTTCACCTGTTCAGCAACCTCTCGGTGTTCCTTCTGCGTAGCCGCATCACAGCGAATATCCACATAGTGAAGCCAACTACGCAGATTACCTGCCATGTACATCCTGCTCATGGTCAACCCTTCAGGCAGTAGCTTTCGTGCTTGCTCTTTGGCAACCCCTTTGGCAAGAGCCATGTTATAAACCAACTCAGAGTCATCACGAATCCTTTTCTGTGCTTGGAACCACCAGTTATGCAGACTAGAGTCACCAACTTCAAGGCTGTTCTGTCGGTTCTTAGTATCCTGTAGGCGAACCTCGGACAACTCAAAACCTTGTACAGCAGCATACCGCTGGCTAAACTCTTGGAAGCTGAAGCTGCGATGTCGCAGAATCTGTCGTGCAATGTCGCGCGTTGTCTCGATCTCGATTGACAAGTGTACCATCTCCAGAGGAGACCAGTGTTTATTGTTAATCAAGTACTTCAACAACTTCGGGCCTGACTCTGTTGCATACTGGTTGTCCGG